GCCAAGCGGGCCGAGAGTTGAAGTTCCTGCGCCTACGAGAAGCTCATTCGTAGTGAGATCGCCAGTCGCAGTCACACCTGCACCAGCACCGCCGGGACCAAGATTCGCGCTGAGATCTACGAACCACTTGAGCCAGACCGGGTTGAAGAGGGCCTTTCCGGTCTTTTCATCGACCAGAATGGGCAAAGCCCACGTAGGCGGCGGTTGGAATTTTGCTGTCATAGCACACCCAGATCCATTTGAAGTTCCACTGCCTGGAGGCGAAGGCGAGTGTTACACTGGTGCCGAATGTGCGTGGCCCGGCGGCGAAAGGAACCACAATCCGTAAGCATCGGATCGTCCTTGGACATATCGACTTCGCGAAACTCGCTCCACTTGTCGGCGGCGTAGTCACTATCGTTCACGCGGACTTGAAGCTTGCTGCCGACCGTCTGGTCTCCGATGAAGCGCTCGACCTTGAGGGTCTTCTCGCGCCTCGTGCCGCCATCGAAGTTCGGCGTGATAATGTCCACAGTAATCATGTCGCCATCATCGCTGGTGAATTCGGAGTCGATACTGTAAAGCTTACCGTTCGTCTCGTGCTGAAAGATACGACCGAAACCGGCGCTGTAGGTCGAGGAAACAATCGGATAGTAGTTCCCATCCTTATCCGTCCACTGTGCCCACATCTGCTCGGCGTAGTCGTAGACGAGAGTGAGATTCTCGTTTTTCAGCGTTACGCCGTAGAATCGATGGCCTTCGTACTTTGCGTGCCAGGAATAGACTGCGCTCGCATCAGCTTCGCCAAGAAGGCGCTCTACCGGCTTGGTCGATATGATCGTAGGCTTGAGGTTCTCAAGCATCAACGCCTGAATCGCCGACGAGCGGTTGACCGCGAGCCAATAAAGGTTCCCGTCCATCTCCTGCAATGAGTCTTGATTGATGCTGCCGTAGTTGATCTTCGCGCCTTGGACAGGACTTAGGGGACTACCGGAGGCGTTAGCGGCGTCGTAGAAGACCTCGGTCTCCCACTCCCCAATGGCGATGATGTAGACGAGCTGCTTCGCCAGCACAACGCCGCCGTCTGGCTCGATCTGCTTGAAGATCTTATTCAGTGGATCGGTCCAATTAGTCGGATCGTTGAGCGTGGTCGCTGTGCCGAAGATTGCGCCGTCGGCGTTCATCGCGTAGATGCTGCCATCGAGATAACCCCATCCCTTGACGGCGGGGATAGGAAACTGGCTGGCGCAGGTCGCTGTACCCGTGCCAGTACCTGGGCCAGTCGCGACGAAGACTACGCCGGGAGTGTTTGCTGAGGCACCAATAAGGGTAAAGTCGGTAGTGCCCACGACTGCGATGGTGTAGGTATTGCCGATCAGGAAGGCTCCGGCAGTAATAGTGTCAGTACTGGTCATCTGGGTGACAGTCGTGCCGTCGGTGTAGTAGGCGGCTTGGCCATTACCGAACAACAGCCGCGGAGTGACGCCACGGCAGCTCTCGAACTGGTAGACTCCGCCGCCGGTGTTGAGACTCCCATTGACAGCCCCCGCCAGTGCCACGTCGTTCTTGTATATAGTTCCACCCTGGATGCGGTAGATCGCGCCCTTCCAAGTGTAAACGCCATAGCCGTTCCCAGCGATCGTGGTGGCGAATTGAGACAGTCCTGGCCGCTTAAAGATCCAGTATTCGTCCTTATCCTTGTCGTGCTCCAGATAACCATTGAGCAGCTTCGCGTCTTTGAGGGACGACTCATCCCTGTTCTCCGGGCGAATGACAAGCGGGAGACGCTTGGGAAGGGCGACTGTTTGAGCTTCAGGCACTATCGGAATTTCCCACTAGACCATCCTGCACGCTGGTCGGGGGTGAAGCGCGTGGGCGCATCCTCCACATCCCAGTCCTCGAGCATAGTTCGATACATCTCCGCGCGTGTGGTGGCCCGATTCATAATAGCCTCCGGCTGCCCCGTTGAGATCTCGGCGGCTAGGGCCCAACACAGAAACAGCCGCCATTCGATTGGGAAGTTCATTGTCTCAGTCACGTTAATGGGGCCGGTGACTTGGGTCTGCAGCAACAGGTGCGCTGTTCCAGTGGCCGCTGTAGCGTCCGGGATCAGCCAGAAGAACACGCTCAGCTCAAGCTGTTTCTTGTTCACGAAGAAACTGTTGATCGGGCCGGTCTGGTTGATCTGGCTGAGGCGGATATATTCGTTCCAGGACAGCGGGATAAGCGGGCGGCGAATGTTGCTGGAATCAAGGTAGTACGCGTCGAGCGCGCGCGGCGGCTTGGGCATCACGACATCGCCACTCGGAGAGAAAGTGTACGTTCCTTGCCCTGCAACCAGCGGCACTGGCGTGTCCACATTAAGCCAGAGCTTCAGTCCTTGCGTCTGCTCGATATTGATAATATCCGTCAGCCGCCGCATCCCCGTCACAATCTTCTCCGGTGTCGGAGTAGCCCCCTCCTGCAACAGCCCACTCATCGTCGGGCCGTAAGCGTCGGAGATGATGCTGATTGGCGTGTTGTCAGAAGGGGTAGTCACGAGAAGCTCCTGTTAAGCTGGCGGTGTTTCTTCCAGCGACGGCACGATCAGCAACCGCTGCTCGTAGGTCAGTGCGTCGTGGATGCGATCGTCGTAGTTGAAGTACCAGCCGTTGCCATCCGGGACAAACTGGCGATTGATTCGAGAGCCGGATAGACGAGGGTGATCCCATTCGGTCATTCCGGCATCGATCCAGTCCTGGTGATTCAGTACGATCCAGTCCCAAATCTGGTCGCATTCCGTCTGCAAAGCGGGTACTGCCAGGTCGGCGTTGTTGGCGTTCACAGTGCCGATTCCGTCCGGTGCGTATAAGCGTGCCATGTCAGACTCCAAAATACTGTTGCATTAAAGAAACCTCAGCGGCAGTTGCGCGCTTGAGGACTCCGACGACTTCCGTGGTCATGAAATTGGCCGCGTTCGTTCCACTCGCAGAAGCCCCGAGCGTGAATCCGCCCATGTTGGACGCGCCAGCGTCCCCTGTGACCGCTGCGCTGCCGGTGAATTGCAGGAAGGAATTCGCCCCGTCGAAACACACAGCCATGGTCTTCCAGCTATTCACCGCAGGCCCTGCTTGTGTGCCTGTGACGCTCCCGGCATAGATGTCCATGTTCGCTGCCGCCGCGTCCAGCTCGACTACGCCAGTATCCGCACTCGCGCCGTCCATGAGATAGCGGCTCGCCACACGATTGATGAACTTGATCGGCATGAACCACGTCACCGGCTGAACGATTGAAGCATCAACCATCTGCTCGAAGAACGATCCGCCATCGAACAGCAGGACGTTGGAACCGATGATCTGTGCCGGGATTCCACCGGACTGGTTGATTGTCACCGTCGCCGCATTGGCGCTAGACTCGGTAAAGGATGTCGTGCCTGCGGGTTGTGCTGAGAAGTTCGCGTCCCATACTTTCGTACCGCCAGACTGGAAGTTACCGGACCAGATTTGGGCGCGGTAGGCTTTGCCGGAAGCCTTTTCACTATTGCCATTCGCCTGAATGCCGCCGACGAATACTGGAGCGGTCTTGACAGCGATGGACCCTGCCGCAGTAGTTTGCGGCGTTCCAAGCTGCGTCCACGTCACAAAATCGGTGCTGGTATAGAACGTGGCCGTCTTGGTCGCTGCGTTCCAATAAACGGCAACTCCTGCCAGTTGTCCTGCCGCAAATGAATAGCTTGTGGACGAACTTACGTCGCTGTCTGCGTGATAAGACCCATCCGAAGAAATTGCGAAGCGGATGCGCGATGGCGTGCTCGCGTCTGTTGCCAGAAGGTAGGATGAATTCGACTGACCAGCATTGTTCCACTTGGAAATGAAGTTCTGCGGGAAGTTGGTCCAGTCGTCCAGCGCACCCCACCAAACAAGGCTGGCGTCGCTCGTGATGCCGAGCGGAACACTATCAGCGCTAGTGGGCGAGTTTCCATTGATGGCCGGAAGCACGCAGTAATTTGTGCCAGAAAACGAGTAGTAGATCGACTGTACGCCACCAGTACTTTGTGTGAGGTTGACGCCGTATGGGTTAAGCCACGCAGAGACTTTCTGAGGAAAGCCTGACAACGTAAGGCCCGTACCTTGGCGACACCACACTTTTAGGGCAGACCCGAAAGCCGCCGGCGTCCAGCCAGGAAAACTTCCACTTCCCGTAGTAGCGCCCGCGCCGAATAGCAGCGAGTTTCGCGCCCGCGGCGTTCGTCCCCAGCGCTCTCGAGATTGAACTATCATTGCCCAGAGGCCTGATTGGTCTTCGCGAGTTCAATGACGAGGGAGCCAGCGGAGCCCACAGGCGCGAAGCCGTTTGTGGAAATACTAAGCTTCCCGTCGTCATCGGGAGTAGGATTGCTGTAGACGGCGGCGTCTAGCAGGCCGCCGAATGAACGGAAGTCTACGTGGCTGTCACAGTCACGAGCGATGGTCCAAAGGACAGTGGGAACGATGGTCCCAGTCTTCAGCGTGATGTCAAACCAGACCATTCCGTACCACATCTGGCGGACACGGAATGCCGGGATGACGTTGCGGAACGGTGGACGGAGGTCGGAAGGGGAGAGAATGACGTAGTTCTCCAACTCCCCTGTTCCATCACTCAACAGATCCACCCGGATCACCACATGCGACGAGCCCTCGTTGACCTTTCGTACCAAGACTTGGCCCATTGTGATCTCCTTAGATGTCGATTTCGACGTAGGACAGGGAGCACATGCCGGTTGGACCAGTGCCACCGATCATGCAGAAGGCAGCGGCCGCGCCGGGGGCAAGACCCAGCTCCCCGTCGATCTTATCGACCATGACGTAGGGGGCTTCGCCCGAGCCGCCGGTGATCCACGCTGCGCCGCCGAACCACCGCTGCGCTACGCACGCGACGCCAAGAGTGGAGACGTCCCAGGCTTGCGCAACCGAGGCGGCGTTGGCGGCGCCAGTGGCAGACTTGATTACCGCGCTGCCGACTGTGTTGGAGGAGGGAATGACCGGCTGCGAGGGAGAGATCGCGATCCCGATCGCTTGGGCAGATGGCGGGATAGTGCCCCAAGTGAAGCCGGCGGTCATGAAGGACAGAAGCTTATTCGTGCCCGGCGGATTGAAGACGATCAGGCCGGTCATCGCCGTGCCGACCACAGTGAGGATCTTCGCCGAGACATTGGACGCGGTGAAGATTCTGCCAGCTTTTCCGTACGCAATTGTGTCGATGCTGCTCATGTTGATTTCCTTTGTGAAAGAGTTACTGTCCGACGAAGCGCTCGGCGTAGCCGACTTCGACTTCGAACGTAGGTGCGGCGGCCAGGGCAGTGGCCCACAAGTCAAGCTGCATCGACCATCCTGGCCCGATTACGACAGGCGGGCAAGGAATCGCCAGCGTGTTGATAACGGAGGCGTAGCCGAAGTTCGCCGCTGTAGCGCCTTCGCCGAAGGTGAAGATCCAAGTCGAGCCCGCGAGCGGAATCGAAGACTGAATCAGTCCATGCGTATGGATTCGGCTGGCCGCGCCGGGCAGGCTCGTCACGTTGCCGCCGGCTGTGAAGTCAGCGATGGAGCCTTGACTGAAGCTCGTGTTGGAATTGTAGATTGTGAGGGCCGTACCCTTGGTCGTCCGCCGATCGCCGGTGCCATCACTGCGCACGGAGAATAACGCCTGGGTAGCACTTGTCCATGCTTGGTCGCCGATACGGGAGAATAGCTTGATGTAACGGAGATAGATGCTCTTGCTGTTCTGGTCGCCGACGGCGCCGCGGTTCTGCATGTAGAGGTAGGGGACGTTCTGTGCGTGCGTCGCCGAAGCGGTAGCGGCGTCGTCTACGACTGAGGTCGTGAGGGCGATCGCAGTGCCTACGGTCGTGTTCGTCGCAATAAAGTACGCTCCCTCATCAGAGAGCGCATGATCTGTGTTCCAGATCGGGTTGACCTTTGTGCTGCCGGTCGTAGCGTTGTTGAGATTTGATGCCATGTTAGCTCCTTAGCGTTCGATAACGAAGCGGATGTAGTCGATCGTGCCGATGTTGCCAGCCGCCGTACCTGTGCGAAAGCCTGCAAACGGTGCCAAGGCGACGCCGGTGGGCACTGTCGTAGCGACAGCCTGGGACCACGTAAGGGCAAGCGTGCCATCAACGTAGCCCTGAAGGGCGTAGCCGTCCCAGCCGATTCCGAGCGTGCACCAAGTCGCATCGGTGAGGGCGATCGTTCCGACCTCGGCAGTGGACCCGCTGTTCGACAGATCGGCGAGCATGGTCGCGTAGGCGCTGCCGTTGAGGACGCCGAAGGCGACGAGATCAGTGGAGGCGGTGGTCCAGAGGTCTTCCGGGTTCGTAGTCGCGTTGATGGAGGATAGACCGAACTGGAGATCTGTCGTAGCGGCGAGAGAAGTCTGGGCGCGCATCTCCATGAAGAAGCGCTTGCCGGCGGTCAGCTGGATCTGCTTGTCGCCATAGAAGGCAGCGCCCTCCGTGGTGCCATCGCTGGCGATCAAGAGACAGCCGGTAGCGCCGAGGCTCCCTGCGGTCGTGCTGACAGTCGTTGTCGCCCCTGTGTCGATGATGGCGGCGGTCCAGCCCTGAGGCAGGTTCGACGCTACAGGGAGGAGAAAGTCGTCCATCCGTACCGTAAACTCGGCGCTCGGAATCATACCCATCGAGGTTCGATAGGCGTAATTCTGAAGCCGGGCATGGACGATGGACTCTGTGAATCCTGCTCCGTTCTTCATTTAACTCTCCAACAGTTAAGCCAGGGGCGCTGGCACGCCAAGTCAGGGGACTTGTTACGCGCGCGTCTTATCGAGTGGTAACGCGCGCGGGGCAAATCGCCTAACTGCTTATCTCAAGGCCCATTAGAGCCGAAAATACCGAGCGGATCGGTGTTCCCAACGCTGAACCGCATGTAGCTCGCGGCCAGGGCGTTCTTGGTGGGGAAGTCGTTGTCTTGGTCGAACATCGGCTCGTTTCTCCACCAGAAGGTCATGCCGTTAGGACAGTTCGTCCTGACGAACCACGGATGCGCCGAAGTGAAGTAGTGGCACATCTTAATCCCTTGCGGGAACGCGTTCGTCGCCTTCAGCACGTTGATGTTGTTGTTCGCCGTGTTGGACTGGAGGACCGAACCCAGAACCCGGTTCGCATTCCACCACTCCTGGGGCGCAACGTGCAAGCTCTGCGGCATGAGGTTGATGAGGTTCCCGGCAGCATTCTTTGCAATCATGATCTGAGTGCAGATGTCTTCGAGGGAGGCCTCGGCCAAGTCGGCCGCCGGCGTGAGGGCGTTGCTGTAATTGCCGCCCAGGGGGCTGACGTGCGATGCACTGCACAACGCCGCTCCATCCGCCGACGTGTAGTAGGTCGTGGAGAAGGCGTTGTTGTAGATAAAGGCAGCGACCGTCTCGATCGTTTGGTTCATCGAGAAGGCGTTGCCTTCGGCTCTGCGCGTAGCGACCTCTTTGTAGAGGTTGTCTTGCAGCTCCTCAAACGTGACGATGTAGCCCAAGGCATAGGCGATGTGGCTGAACGTGTTCACCGCACCTTGGATTTCGCCGTCATACGTGACGGGAGCACCCTGGCCTTTGATCGGGGCGAGACCGAAGGGGGTGATCTGGACGCCCTGTTCGTAGGCTTTTTCGGAATACTTGATCTCGTAGAGATCGGTGTATTCCTTGGGATGCTGATCGTAGATCTGCCCCCACGTCGTGTAAACTCCAGGCCACAAAAGTTTTGGGTGTGACCCAGTTGTGATAATTCCACCGGCCATGATCTTTCTCCTTAGACGCCAGCGGCGCCAGTGCCGTGCGCGAGTTCATGCACGTTAATCTGGACGAGCCAGCGTGCATACGCGCCGAAGGTGTTATTGGGGACCTGCAGCAGCCCGAGGAGGCGCAGTTGCAGAGTGGCGGTGGTGGCCGGCGAGCCGTCCGTGGCGCTGGCAAGAGTCCATCCCGAGACGAAGCCGTTGCCGGTTCCGCTTACGGAGATGGTGTTCATGCCGCAGTCTACGGCGGCAAGGGCGGTGCCGTTGGAATGCTCCGTGATGACGAAGACCACGTTGGGGTCATCGACTACGGCGGCGTACCATTGGCTTGCGTCGCTCGCGGGGCGGTAGGTGATGTCGAGATTCGACGGATTTGCGAGCAGGCCCTTGTTCTTGCCAAGGCCCACGATCACGCCACGCAGTGCGCCGGTGGCTGCGCCGAGCGCAACACCCTGAACGCCGTCTGCGTCAGAAGTTCCACTGCTAATCACGGGATCGCCGATGTAGAGGGCGGTGCCGTAATTCGCAGCGATGCTGTAGATTCGCGCTTGTCCGTTCCAAGCCGCACCGTTGAGATACGAGTGAGGCGTGAACCCGGAGGTGCGATTAACATTCGCCATGAGGGTTCTCCATTAGTGAGGCCGCTTCCGCGGCTTGGGGGTGAAGAGGTCAGGAATTTGAGTCCGCGCCTTGTCTACGTAGCGCTGCTGCCGGTCGCCGAGGGATTCTCCCTCGCTTCCAAGCAACCCGCCGCGAAGGGCGGCCGCGGTCTGCTCATTCCTGTCATCGACGAGCTTTTGATCTTCCTCGTACCACTCGGTTTTGATTTTCATCAAGATCAGCCTCATCGGTTGACCGTCTTTCCCTACCTCTTGGCCACTTACTATGCTCACGTTACTTCCCATGTCAGTGTTGCCGGAAATAGTGCTGTCTCCGCCAAGACTGACAGTGTTCAATTTCAGGTCCTCGCGCTTCACGAATTCGTAGCCGGCGGACTGGGCACGCTCGATGCGGTCCTGGGAGCCGGTGAACCAGTGAAGGCGATAGCCGGGGATTTCAGGCGTTTCGAGACGTTGGACTGGTACGCTCATCGGGACGCGCTTGCGCTCGGCGGCCAGCTTCGCAGGGGCGGAAGCGGGGTTGAGT